ATGAGTCTGTTGCTAAATTACCACAGGATAAACCCGAATCTACATTTATTGCTTTTGACTTGGCACATAGCCGAGATTTAAATGCTGTCTGTACTTTGCACAGATATGGCGAAGAAGACTTCTATGCCAAGTTCCAGTTTTTCTTGCCGGAAGAGTCAATGGATTTTGTGCCAAACCATTACAAGCCAATTTACCTTCAAGCTCAAGCTTCAGGCATCCTAAAGCTGACACAAGGTAATGTGACTGATTTAAATGAGATTGAAACCTACATTAAATCGGAGTGTTTAATCCATGATGTTAAAGAAATTGCTTTCGACCCTTACAACGCCGCTGCGCTGGTTGCAAACCTATACAGCCACGGGTTACCTGTCAAAAAAGTGGGCCAAGGTATGGCTGTACTGTCAAACCCAAGCAAAACGACTGAGCAGCTTATTCTCAAGAAAGCCATAAAGCATGACGGCAATCCATTTTTGGGTTGGCAACTTGGAAACTGCGAGGTTTATACCGATGTCAACGGTAATGTGAAGGTGCGTAAAAATGAGGCAGACCCATCTGCCAAAGTTGATGGTATTATTTCTATGATTATGGCGCTACACTGCCACCTAGATAATGTTTTCGTTACGGAATCATTTGGCTTTAGGTCTTTAGATTGGTAGAATGTGCGTAAATAGGAGAAAATCATGGGACTTTTGGATGTTTTTAGCAGTAAAAAAGTAACAAATAATGAGAGCAACTCGTTGTTTGGTCAGACTGCGTTGGGCAACAATATTGTTTACCAAAGTAATAAACAGCAACCAAATGTAAATACCCAGATACTCTACGTCACAACTGCCAGCACTACCAATGCTGGTCGACCTGTTGACATGTCTATGCTTACTCGCAACAGTACAGTAATGTCCTGTATTGCGATTAAGGCTAGGGCGCTTGCACAACTGCCTATCAATATTTGTTGCGAAAGCGAAGATGGCGAATATGTAAATGCCATCAAAAACCCGTCTGTTGGTACTCGCGATAAGACAAAAGCAAAGCAAGTAGCCAAGCTTTTAAACAATCCAAATAACTTTCAGAGCAAATATGAGTTTTGGTATCAGTGGCTCATGTGGTATGAGCTTGCTGGTGAAGCGTTTACTTTATGGTGGCGTAAAGACCAAGAGTCTGCAACAGAGACACCTCTGGAAATGTACATTTTGGATAGCACTTTAATTGCTGTGACCATTAATCCCGCTAGGTATCCATCCTATCGACTGTCTACACCATCTTACGGTTTTAGCCGTGACCAGCCACTTAAAGCGCATCAAATCATGCACTGCAAAGAGATGGCATGGCAAGGTTCTGCCGGTTTTAACAAAGGTATCTTGGCGGCTGAGTTGGTTGCCCTTGACCAAGACATTGACCTGTACGCAAACTATGTAATGCAGAACGGTGCAAAGCCTTCTGGCATGTTTACGACCGATGCTGTTGTGCCTGATGCCAAATACAAAGAGATTGCAGCCCGTCTGAAAGAGGCTTGGAGCAATATGACTGGCTCACGCCAATCTGACCCATCTAAGCCCGGTCAGGGCATGCTGCTGGACCAAGGCATGAAGTACACGCCATTGGAAATGCTTAACTTGCAAGATGCAGATGCGGCTAATCTGAAGATGCAGACCATGCGAAGGATTTGCGGCTTGTTTGGTGTGCCTCCGCAAATGCTTGGCATTATTGATGGCAAGTTTAATAACAGCCAGACGCAAATGGATGAGTTCTATAAAGGGACTATGTATCCTATGTTGGTCAACATCCAAGAGAAGCTGAAGCAACACCTATTTACAGGTTACCCATCATTGTGTGTTGAGTTTGACACTAGCGACTTCTTAAAGGGCGCACCACTTGACCAAATGAACTTTGCTACCTCTGGTGTGACCAATGGAATTATGACTCCTAATGAAGCTCGTCAATATATGGGCATGCCTAATGTCGAAGGTGGTGATGAATTGGTAAAGCCCAATAAACCTGCTGATTCTATTTCTGGTTCTAGCCCCCAAGATACTGGTGGCGGTGGTGGTAATCAAACTAAGAAAATGAATATAGGAAAGACTTGATAAATAATGCAAACTGATACAAAATATCTGGTAGCATTAGCAAAACAGGTTCGTAAACCTGTAATACAGTTGCCTGTTCTTTTGGGGCAACCCCCTAAAATACAAGATAACAACCAATCTATGGCTTTAGGGGCTATTAATGAAGCAAATGAATCTAATCTGCGAAGCGAGATTAAACCTAACGGAAAAAGCCGCAAACGGCGAACCTACAGGCAAGATTGAAGCCCGCATTACTTCTTGGGGTCCACGCGAAGGTGCGGATGGTCGCCGTTTTAACTACCAGCCAGAAGGCTTTATGGATTGGGCAGAACAATTTGCCTCCTCCGGTAGACCACTCCCAATGTTCCTAAACCACAATGCAGAGTCTATGCCTGTTGGCGAATGGACAAGCATTGAGATGGATGACGAAGGCATGAGCGCAAGTGGTCGATTATTCTTGAACACCACTGCTGGCTCAGACCTGTATCAAGTTATGAGCGAGTCACCCAATATGTTTGGTGGTGTCTCTGTTGGCGCTTACGCTGACGAATATCAAATGGTTAATTCTGATGGCGAACCCGACCAATCTGAAGAAGCTTACTTCCAAATCACTAAAGGTGGTCTGCGTGAGACAAGCATTGTGATGTACCCAAATAATCCTAAAGCAGAAGTTAAGAAGCTGGAATATTTCCGTGCTGATGGCTCTGCTGATTTAAAAGTTTTGGAAGAAGCCTTGCGGGATGCAGGACTGTCCAAGAGCGATGCGGTCGCTGCCGCATCAACATTCAAGAAAGTGCTGGAGCAGCGTGATGCTGAAACTGCGGCTATTGAAAATGCGCCACAGCAGAGTGATTCTGGTGCGGAAGCGACCGAAGCAGAAATTCTCGCGGCTCTTGAGCAACGTGAACTTCTTAAACTCCTCGACAAACGACTTAAAGGTTAATCATGTCACAAGTTATTCTAGAAAAATTGGACGCTATTGAAGCTAAACAAGCTGAGAGCGTTGCGGCTGTAGAAGCCAAAATCCCCGCTGCTGTTGAAGCTGTTAAAGCTGAATTCAGCGAAATGGTTGCTGCTTTGGAAGCCAAAGTGTCTTCTATTGAAGCTCCTTCCATTATTCGCGCACCTGCTAAAACTATTCGCAGTGATGTCAACCGTTCTGTCAAAGAACAACTCTCTTCTTTCTACAAAGGCAATGGTCGTGTAGAAAAAGAATTGAAGATGTTTGAAGACGAAAGCCAATACGCTGCATACATGAACGAAGCTTCTGCTTTGACCGCTGGCGGTGATGGCAAAGGTGGTCGCACAGCTTATGACCCAGTATTTGCTGCTTTGCGTTTGGCAAATCCTTTGCGTGGTGTATCACGCGCTGTTGCTACTGATGGTTCAAGCTATCAATTTCGTGTAAAGACCGGCAATGCTGGCGCTGGCTGGGGTTATGCAATCAACAACAACACAGCAGCTACAACTGAAGACACAACAATCTGGCAAATCGTTTTGCAAGACTTGAATGTCCAGTTCCCGATTCGTACTGCTGCATTGGATGACATCGATGGTTTGGAAGCCAATGTCGTTGATGACATGCTTGCCGAATTCGCACAATCAGAAGCTTTGTCAATGATGCAAAACAACGACCAAGCTGCACAATCAGGCACTAACCCCTACGGCGGCACAAACGGCTTGCGTGGTTTAGACCAATATGCAGGTTCTAATGCTACTTATGCTGGCGGCACTTGCTCAACAGCGGCTTTTGGTTCTACTGGTACTGGCTCTTCAAGTGGTTTGCATAGCCTTGCTACTTATGACCAAATTACCACTAACGCAGCAACCGTTGGCGCTAATAACATCACCTATACCGATGTAGTTAATTTCATTTACCAATTGCCACAACAATATTGGACTTCAAACGCTAAGTTTGTAATTAGCCCAATCTTGTTAAACGCAATTCGTGCATTGAAAGACAACAACGGCGCACCTATCTTCAATCGTAACGAAGGTTTGTCTGTCGAAGGTATTGTTGGTCAACTGATGGGCTTTGATGTTATTGTGAATAAGTATTGCGATACACCTTCACAAACAACAGCAGGTTCTGCCGGCACAAACAGCTTGTACCCAATGTACTTTGCTGACTGGTCACGCTTCCACACAATCGTGGACCGCTTGAACATGGTTATGCGTAGATACGACCAAACACTCCCCGGATTTATCACATTTTTTGGGGAAAAAAGGCTCGCAACATCTGTTCGTGATCCTAATGCTGGTGTGCGTTATCGCTCAACTGGCACAGCGACCTAATCGTTGCAATCAGCGGGGGGGTAAAATCCCCCGCTTTCTTTTAAGGACACACCATGACCATCACAAAAAAAATCTTATCTGCTATTCAAGAAACCATCCAAACAGGTGAAAAAGTTTCAATTGATTTGCGTGAAGCATCTGCAATCACAGGTTCTGGTGATGGTGTAGGTGGTCGCACATTCTTTGATAACGCATTTGCTGCTCTGCGTTTTGCAAACCCAATTCGCGAAATGTCGCGTGTTATTTCTGCATCTAATACTTCAAGCGTTCAGTTTGTTGCTAAGACAGGTAATGCGGCAAATCAAACAAATCCTTTTGGCTACACATTCACTGCTGACAGTGGTACGCCAAACACCAACACAAGCATTTGGCAATTGCCTACGCGAGTGATTTCGGCTCAATTGCCTGTTCGTTCTGCTGTGTTATCTGATGTAAATTATTTGAACGAAACCCTCGTTGAAGACCTTATGCTGGAATTCGCCCAGATTGAGGGCGCTTCAATGGTGTTAAATAATGACCAAGCTGGCTCTACTACTACTGTTAACGGTGGCACAAGTGGCTTGCGCGGTTTAAATATGTACACAAGTGCTGCGGCATCTGCATACGGTTCTAGCGGCACTGCAATCACAAACGGTATTCATTCAATTGCAACTTACACACAAGCTGCCGCAGCGGTTACATACGCTGACATTACAGACATGGCCCGTTTGTTCCCTGCTCAATACTGGAATTTGCCCGGTACTGCTTGGATGATGCACCCGCAAACAATTCACGATTTGCGAAACCTTGGTCCGGGTTCAGCCGCAATTAGAGAATTTGCTGAAGTTGGCAGCGATGAAGGCGGCGCTGTTGTAAATATTTTTGGTTTCCCTGTGATTGCAAACCCAAACATCCAAACAACTGGCGCTGGCAACTTTAACATCTACTTGGCTAACTGGCCTAGATTTGTAACTATTGCCGATGTCGAAGAAATGACCATTCAAGCAATGGAACAGACATCTCCCGGATTTATAACTCTATACGCTGAAAAACGATTGGTCAGCACAGTGCGCGACCCGTTTGCTGGCATTCGTTTAGTTGGTGTGTAATGAGCGCCATAGATTATCAATACGGTACGCCCTATGCGGCAGTTACACGCAATCCGTTTAACTATGCAAAGTTTGAACAGATTGACCGCGATAGTTCTACACCTTGGCTGACATTAGAAGAAATTACCCAGCAATTAAATTTGGTGGATGATGAAAGCCAAGACACCTATTTGACGGGCTTAGAACTGGCTACAAGGCAAGCAATTGAGGACTTCTTAGGGCTGAGTATCTTTTCTGTGTCTTATCGCGTCTGGTACGGCACAGAAAGCCTTGCCGCATCTCCTGTTTGCTTTGACTTACCTGAAGTTAGCCAAAACTTTTATCCAAATCAAGCTGCGGTAATTGTTAATTCTGTTGGTTATTGGAATGACAGCTTTCCACCTGTTTTTACAACAGTAACAAGCACAAATTATTTTTACGATAATTCGGGCAACAAAGTTATTGTTAACAGTCTGCCAACAGAAATTAACACGGTAATGACGGCACCGATTGTGATTGATTACTCAACTGTGTCTAATCCAATTTCTGCCTATCCTGTTATTAAACAGGCTGGACTTTTATTGTTGACGCATTTGTACAACAATCGCAGTGATACAACCGAAACCAAGCTAAAAACCATTCCTTTTGGTGTCCAAGCTCTTTTGCGTCCATACAAACCATTGGTGATGTAAATGGCAATTGCACGGTTTGAAAAAATCACAATCAATAATCTGACTTTTGGTAGTTCAGATTTTGGTGAGCAATCAACCACTCAAACTAAATGGTTTGATACTCGCGCTCGTGTTCAATCCGTTACAAACAGCTTAAAGATTGCTGACAAATATCGTTTGTATCAAGATTTGGTAAATTTCACTTTGAACTACACACCAAATACTCGGACAATGGTTAACAGCCAAAATCTGTATTCAATTACATGGCGTGGTAATGATTGGCGAATTGACAATATCCGCGAATCAGATGACCGCATGAATGTAATGATTTTGTGCTACCGTACTGACCCTGTAACGGCTGTATAAATGACAACACAACAAAATCCCGTCCAATACGCCAAAGCGATTCAATATCAGCTTGCCAGTATTGTTACGCCTGTGCCTGTCTATGCTGCGTTCAATCGTAACTTTGCGACACAGCCTAAATTTATTACATGGATGCTCAGAAATGTTCACCAACCCGTATATACAGGCTCTTACCAATCGGTTAAAGGTATTGACCGACCGACTTTCCAAATTTCTATTTTCACGCAACAAATAGAAGATGGCTTTACAATTTCCAACCAAATCTTACAATCTCTTCATGGATTTAGCGGATTATTTGGCGGAGTAACAAATGGCTTTCAGGTTTCTAAAGCTGATGTTTTCTGGCTGTATAACTCGTACAATAACGATGAAAAGCTTGCCCAGATTTTTTTGGATTGCACTCTAGACATCCCAACATAAGATACGATTAATTCAACTCTTTTAAAGGAAACTTAAAATGGCTTTACCAACCAAAATTTTGCCCGGCTTTAGTGCAACACTATATGCACAGCCTAGCGCCACTCCAACACCTTTGACAATTGCAAACTTGTCGACTTATGCCAGCGTTTCTGCTTTGGCAATTTCTGGCAATTTAGTTCCAGTGGAAGCAATCCCTGCTTTTGGTCAAGATGATGCAGTTGCATCTTTCTCTGTTGCTGGCTCACGCCAATCGGACAAGATTC